CTTCAGGTGTGGCAGGACCTTACTCGGGTACTGTTACCGTCGTATCGGACGACCCGACAAACGCAAGCTACGTTATTGACATCGACTATACCCTCGCTTAATCAATTTTCAAAAACAAACATTCAATATAAAAAATGGCAACAGTAGAATCAGGACAGCTTAACTTCAATCTTATTGGAGAACAAGCGCAAACATATCTTTTCAAGCCCGTATTTTTCGACGGTTCTTTGACTGATATCTTCGATATGATGGTATTGGTGAACAACAAGCAAAAAATCGGCTACGTTGGTGCAATGGATAACCTTTTGCAGAAAAATGCAGGTTGCGGATGGAATCCCAAAGGCAGCCTTTCGATTTTCGAGCGTTGTGTAAACGTAAATGAGGTGAAAATCAACAACGAATTGTGCTACGACGAGTTCCGCAATACGTTGATGAAACAGCTCTTGAAAGCGGGTACACAATCTTACAACCTCGAAGGTACGGCTATCATGGACATCCTTATGACCCGTGTACAACAAGGCTTGCGTAAACAGTTGATGAACCTCGCATTTTTTGGCGATGAGGCAAGCATTGACGACGATATTAACTTGGTTGACGGTATGTGGACTGTTTACATTCCCGACCTCGTTCTCAATAACCTTGTGCCTTATGTAAACTCGAATAGCGGTGTGCCTTTGTCAGCTGGTGACGGTATCGACCTCTTGACAGCCGTTTGGGAAAATGCAAGCAACGTTTTGAAGGCAACGCCCGAAGCTCAAAAAGTGTTTTTGGTATCGACAAACGTTTATTTCCAATACTTGAAAGATTTGGAAAACAACGGTACAAGCTCCGCCGCACACTTGCAACTCTTGCAAAACGGTCAAACTATCCTCACTTTCCGTGGTATAGAAGTTAAGCCGATGTACGATTGGGCAAGCCTCGCACAAAGCTATCAGGGTATTTCGGATGCTAACTATGTGCTTTATACAGAGCGCGAAAACATGGTAATGGCTACCGATGTCAACAACCCGATTAACCAATTCGAGGTTTGGACGGAAAAACGCGAGGAGACTTTGAATATCAAGTCTAAGTTCTATCTCGGTTTCAACTACAAACATGAGGAGTTCTTCTCGGTTGCGTTCTAATCAATTTCCTAACTAACAAAACTATTCAATATATGTCTTGTCTTACTTCGGGTTATTCCGTGAGCTGTTCAACCTCTTGCGCGGGTGGTCTTGATAAGTTCTATCTTGCCACTATCGACGATATCGCATCCGTTACCGTAACGGCGGGCGAGGTTACAGCTATTACAATGGATGCCCTTACATACTTTTGGGAGTTCAAACCCTATCAAGAAACGGGAAGTTTTACCGAAACGGGCGAAAGAACAAACTGTAATACAGTAGTTAGTCAAACCCTTTCCGCCTCTTTCCCTTGCCACAATCAAGCCCTCCGCGATGCTATCGAAGAGATGCAAGATTGTTGTTGTGGATTGGTGGTTATTCACCAAGAGAATAACGGCAACCGTTGGATTTGGGGTCTTACTGAAGACTTGCACGGATTGACAAAAATCACTTTCCCCGCTCAAATTTCAGGTTTCGAGACCGTAACAGGTCAGGCGATTAACGACCAAAACCAAACCACTATCACTATCACGGCTCGCGGCACTATGCAGGCTTTGCCCGTTGATGGTGCGGTAGTTGTCCCCGTTGCTCCGTAATTTGTAGCCTAATATTAGGGGCTGTTCATCAAAAAGCAGCCCCTTTTTTAAAATCTATCATCATGTTCAAAGTTGATAAAAAGTATCAAGATTTGCGGGTGTCGTGCGGAAAATTTACCGTAATTCTCAAAGATGCAACGCAAGAACAGCTCGAATACTTGTACCACTTAGGTCATAAAGGTATCGAAGCCACAAAGAAAGTAAAAAACAAACAGCTCGATAATAAAGAGGGCGCACCTGTTCCCGAAGTTCCGAAAATCGAAGAGTAATGAGCAAGCGAATCATCAAAGAAGTTAAGGACGTAAAGCAAAAAAATGTACAAGCTTATGCGGGTTTTTCGCAAGGGGCAGCTCCGTTCCTTGCCGATGACCTGTTTAAAGAGCCTACAAAAGAATATTTGGACAACTCTATTATAGAGTATGTCCCCTTCTTGACTTTGGATTTTTGGCGACTTCAAAGGATACAGGCTATTTGCAATAATAGCCCTACCACATCGGCAATTATCAATCAAAAAGTAAATTATTTCTGTGGTGACGGTTTTTATGCCGTTCCCGCTTCAAATATGTCCGTTTTGCCGTCGGTACGTTCCGCCCGTGCTGAACAGATGCAAATAACAATCGAACAAGAGGAAACGCTTAACGATTGGCTAACGGAAATCAACCCCGAGGGCGAAAATATAGAGGAATTGACGGCTAAAATCATGAAAGATTTTTTTAGCTTCGGTAATGCCTTTATAGAGCTTTCGCGCGTTTCGGTAGGTTCGACTAAAAAATACTTTATCCGCTTATTGCCTGTGACGTGGTGCAGACCTAAGAAGGCGGGAAAAGATAGCATATTCCCTACGCACGTGGGAGTTAGCTCCGATTTTGAGGAAATTGGCAAAATTATCCCTACACACGTTCAAGATTTACCGCTTTTTCCGACTTTTGAGAAATTTGAAAAGGTTGAAAAGTCTATCATTCACCTCAAAAATTACGAGCCTACCCTTACATATTGGGGTATTCCCGATTGGGTATCTGCTAAAATTTGGGCTGAATTGGAGTATAGAATCCCGAAATTTAACCAAAGTAAATTTGAAAACGGCTTCACCCCTTCGGCTATCATCTCCCTGTTTGGCAGTACCGATAGTGAAGAGGCTCGCACGGTTGTAAATGCCTTAAAAGACTGCTTCACGGGGACGGGGAATAACTCTAAGATGTTTATTCAAGCCCTTAGAGATGAAACGTACAAAGCAGACGTACAAGTATTAAACAGCCAATATGAAGGCGAGTTTTTAGACTTGGAAAAGATGGCTCAAGAGGCTATCATTGTAGGTCACAGATGGACAAGCGCATTAACGGGACTAAGAACGGCGGGAAGTCTTGGAACAAATCAGCAGATACGGAGCGAGTTCGACATAGTTTATAGCACGGTAATAAGACCCGTGCAAAGGCTGTTTTTAACAAAATTCTTAAATCCTGTCATTCAAGATGCGGCGGCTTTTCTTTCTCAAAATTGGAATAACATTGCTTTGGATATTAGCAAGTCTATTCCCGTTACTTTTGCAGGTGACATTATAGTAAGTGACGTACTTACGATAGATGAACAACGGGCGGAGCTTGGTTTTGCCCCTTTGGATAACCAACAAATAACAGCGAATGACGACACTAATTAAGCCGCAAGAGGTGGTAAACGGTGGTATTTTTCGCCCCGCTCCCACTAATGCCCGCTTCGATATAAACTTGATAGCCCCGCACATTTTGACGGCGGAAGAGCGTTTTTTGATACCTATTTTAGGACAGGCTTTGTATGATGATATGGTAGCGGAACAGAATGCCGCTGTATCGAATTATAACCCCGATGCGGGCGCGTTGGTCGATAAGTTTATAGCACCCGCTCCCGTGGCATACGAAACACTTTGGACTAAGTATCTTTTGAGGTATTTGGGATATGTGGTCTATTATCAATCTTTGCCGTTTATAGGGGTTCAAGTTAGCAGCAAAGGGGTATTTTATAACGATAGCGAATTTGCATCTAACGGCGGCGAAAAAAGTATCAAGTTTTTGCAAGATACGATGCTTCAAAACATCGACAATTTACGCGAATTGATTAAAACATACCTTTGCGACAACAAAGGGAGCTATCCTCTTTTTGATGCTAAGGATTGCCCGTGTAGCAGCTCGGACGATTGCGGTTGTGAATGTCATTGCGGGTACTATAATCAGTTCGGCATACCTTGCAAGACTTGCAAAACAGGAAAAAACACATCTACAAACATACTATTTTACTAAGATATGAAAATAATAAAAAGCGAAGGCGGTAACATTAAGATTATCGACAATAACGGCAAGCATATAAGGACACTTCAACCCGATTCTATCTTGAAAATTGAAAGCGATAATGCGCTTATCGTTCAGGGCGGAATAAATCAGTGGTATACTTTGTACGCTTCGCAAATCACACACACACAAATAGAACCAGATGCCGAGATAGCTTTTTCGGGCGATGCTTACGACCTTATCGACTTGTTATCGGAGTCTTTTTTTTTTAAGTTAAGCGGCGGAGCTTTGAATTTCGGCTATCGACAAGGCAGCTATCAGCCGTTTAATTACATATTTT